GGAACAATTACATCTGTGGAGTTTCCAGCTAATTTATCAATATCAACAGCAGAACTAAAAGTACCGCTTCCATCAGTTTTTTGTGAGAATCTAACCCTACAAAATCCACCATGCAAAACGTCAACATCTGTAGAAGCATCCCATCTAAGCCTTACAAGTTTTTCATTTATAGGTTCTATTCTTAAATTTTGTACATTAGCTGGTGGGGCAGTTTTACCAATAGCATCAAATGTTAAATTTGCCGGTAATACACTTGGTTCAAATAATGCGTTATAACTATAAACTTCTACTTCATATGTTCCTAATTGTGAGTCAAAAATTTCAAAATCTGGACTCTGTACAATTTGCGTTAAAAAATTACCATTGTTAAATTTATACTTTACAGAATATTGTGAAACACCAGCTACAGGTTGCCATGTAAAAAACAATTTACTTACTGCTCTATTGTTTAAAACAATAATTTTTTCTTCACCCTGTAAGTTTGTTGGTGAATCTTTAAGTTCTAAAAGATTTGTAATCTGTGGATTTGTTAAAGTTGCATCTTGTTCAATAAATGCAAATTTATCTGGGTTATGAAATAGTGCAGTAATTGTATAAATATTATTATCTTCTTTAACAGATAAAACTCTAAAAGTTTCTGTTTCTAACACTTCTCTTTCTAATAACCACATTGCATTTGTTTGTGGGGCAGAACTAAAAGCACTTGATACAGTGATTACTAAATTATTGATACTGGCTACAGTTTTAGTTTCTAACGAACCATCAGAAAGTATAACTGATAATTGATCTCCTACCTGTGAAGATGTTGGTAAATCTAAACTATCATCTACTGTAATCTGTGTTGTTGTTGCATCGTTAATTCTTCCTGATCTTCTTAAATTACTGCGGACAGGATCTTGAATAGTAATTATTTGTGAAGGTCTTATTAATGATCCAGCATCAGCCGTTGTTGCAAAGGTAACTGTTTCTGTTTCATTGTTTTGGGTGTAGATATGCCATAAACCCATTCTTCTTGCTTGCGCTCTGTCACTACAACCAACAGCTTCAATATTTTTTATTACAATGCCATATTTTGCTTGTAATGCGGTATCTTCAACAGTTTCATAATCATGAGATCTAACATTATTATCAAAATATTTTACGTTTACAACTGTATCTCTAGTTCTTTGACTTGCACCTGTATAAACAAATCCATCTTTTGTTACGTTTGCGTAAGAGAAAAAGTAAGTACTTGTAGTAGGGCGATCTTGGACAAGACTTATAACTCCATTATCAATATATAAATTAGCCCTCATTACTGAGGCAATTTTATTAAGTAAAGTATAAGCTTCTGTTGATTGTTGTATTACTATATGGCAACTAAATCTGGGAGATGTACTGCCTTGAAAATCATTAATTAATTCAGAATTATAAACAGAAGCATTATAAAAATCATATTTATCTACCTCAGTAGCAGCAATAAAATCACCAAAACCCGCCCTTGTTTCTGTCAATAAATCGTAAAGTATCCAAGCTGGATCGCTACAATACTCTTTTGCTGCTTTTAAAGATCCATTAAATGTGCCACTAAAAGATAAAGAACCATCTGATCTAACAGTTGCATTATGCGGTATTGAAACCTTACGACCCCTAACCCTATACATACGTCTAGGCACTGATCTAAATATTTCAGCGTCAAAACGTAAACCAACAACAGCAGTATTAGGATAGGTAGGTTGTTCAAAAACTAATTCAGTTATTGAGCTAAGTTCAAAAGCATTTATTAATCTTGTATCTGTACTATCTGCTGTTTCTCTTGTAACAGTAACCGTTAAAGGAAAGTCAGAATTTTGTATATCTTGAGGTAAAACAATAATATGATCTTTAAAATATGGTGAATTACTTTTACCATTTATTCTGCCACCACTTGAAACCTTTGAACGATCTAATCCTGTCAATAAAGTTTGAGGTACTATTCTTTTAATGACAGTGCCAGCTTGATTTTTAACCTTTATATTGTACTCAACTATTGTTCCAGAAATATTGCCATCATCTTCAATTTTTTGCAATCTTGGAAAACCAACTGTAATTCTAATACCGTCTGTATTTGTATCAGTGATTTGTACTACCTGTGCATTATCAGCAGTTACTGGCAGCCCAATGGGTCTATCTCTTTCTGTCTCAGATACACCTCTTATTTTTGTTTGATCTGATGTACCTACTTTTGCTATAAACGCTGGTCTGTTTGCATTTGTTGAGCCAAAGTTAAAAGTTCCGTTTGCTGGATCTGTGTCTGAAGCAGATTGCTGTAAAACTTGTACATTGTTTAAAAATACATCTTTTAAAGCTGTTCGATTATAGTCATCTGTTCCTAATGTATGACCAGCATCTATAGCAGATGGAAAACCAGCAATTTCACCCTCACAAATTACATCTATCGTAGTAATAAATTGACGAGAACCAATTTCGCCATCTTTCATTTCAGGGTCGTAATACCTTAAACCTTGCCCACCTTGATAGCCTCCTGAAAAATCAACTCCCCTCCATTTGAAATCTCTAACACTTCTAGGTAATGGCATCTTTTAACCTCCAAAAAATACAGGGGCAGTGTCAGTTCCCGATGACACCACAATAGATCCAGTAAACACCTCTCCGTATATTAAAGGGATGCAAACACCACTTCTAGATACGTTTTGTATTCCATTGAATGAGTAATTAACTCTTGCATCTGTTTCACTTAATCCAGAAGTTACATCACCAACTTGAGGCTGTTGTTGGGGAAAAAGCATATTAGTTACTCCTGATATAGCCATTGTCACTCCAGTTGTAATTAATCCAGAAACTATATATGAACCTATCAATGTTGCTCCTAAAGCTGTTGCTCCTAAAGCTACTCCACCACCGACAAATAAAGCTGCTACAAAAAACCATGCACCAGACACTATAGGAATAATTCTTATTTCGCCTTCGGTCTTCATCATTAAATCTTCTTCTGTTTTTATAAGATTATTATTTACAGTAATTCGATACATACTTTTCATAATGTGAGCATCTATTTCTGGATTGTTGCACTTTAGATATTTATATACATCTCTTATGTTTTTTACATCTGCATAATTAACGTGCCATCCTAAAAATTCAGCTAATCTGCCATAAACTTTTATTTTTCGTAAACCCTTTTCATCTTCTGTTCTTTCTCTATCAATAAATTTTTCTCTTGAAAGCATTGGTATATGCTCTTGGGGTTTTAGTTCTTGCACCTCATCATTTATAGGATCAAAAATAAACCAAGACAAACCAATAAAGTTGCAGTTTTTTATATCTTCTTCTGATGGTGTTAAATCTTCATTTGGGTGTGAGTGACAGATATGTAAAATAGTTCCAGTTTCTTCTGCTTTCGCCCAATCTTCGGGATCTATTGTAAAACTATTTGCACCTAAAATAGCAATGTTTTTACAAGGGTAATAATCTTGCTTACCTTCAACTTCTATTACCAAACCACAAGACTCCTCTGGTAGTGCAGCTTTAGCGTGATGTAATGCTTGTTCTTGCCAGTTGTTCATGCAAATGTACCAACAGAAGGGAAATCTTTTCTAGTGATAATTCTTTTTGGAGCTTTTCTATTTTGTAAGTCTAATGCAGATGCCAGTTCAAATTCAACAAAATTTTTACTTTCTACAGTTTTTCTATCAATAAAATATGTTTGATTATCATATGTATTATTTGCAGCCGTTCCATATGGGTTGCTTTGTGAAGTAGAACTGCTTGTTGTTGTTTGGGTTGTGGTGTTTGGATTGTTCATAGTTATCGTATTACCCATTCCATTACCATGAACTGTACAGTAATATCTCAAATCGCTAGGAGCAGAGGGATATGCTGGTTGATAGGTAACAGTTGCACCAGATTGTCCAGCAGTTCCAGAAACAATTGTTGTCTGCGCTCCTCCAGCATCAGATTTTATTGCTAAAGGATGTCCGCTATTTGAAGCATCTGCCTGATTAAATATATAAGTAGATCCTCTTTTCATTGTAAGAACAGGATTGTTAGAACCATTAATTGCAAAAATATTAGACCCGCCAACATTTACTACTGTTACTGTATAGGTCACAGTTTCGGCATCTGCTGGATCAGCTATTGTTGTAGTTGATGAAGTTGTAGTGGTTACTGGTTCAAAATTAGTATCATCCAAATATTTCATCAATGTAACTATACGAACAAACTTGCAATTGTTTAAATCGTTTTTTGGTGTAACTGTATTTGCAGCTATCATTAAAGCTGTAAAATTAGAATTTAAATTACTTATTCTTACTGTTGGTCTTGGAAGTTTTGTTCTTGTTGCCGAATACTCAAACCCATTTGCTTCCATTGGAATAGGTATATAAGTATTACCTTGAAAAACAATATTATTAAAATCATTCAAACCGACCCCACTATAAAATCTTTTTACGTCACTACTTCCATGAATTGCCTGTACCAAATGAAATTCAAACAATTCAATCTTTGCGCTAGGATTTATTTTTTGTAGTTCATCTGTAGGTATTGCCATTAGGGTTCAAACACCTCTCTAAATGTTGCATTGATAATAGCTCGGTTATTATACGGAATAGATTTTGACCAGTTTTCGCAAACAAATTTCATAGAACTACTTTCACCTGTTGGAGTGAAATCGAAGCTTGCTTGATCTATTGCCCTTGCATCTAAAAAGGTTTCTATAGTATCTGAATCTGTTTCACTAACATTAAATACAAGACTAAACACTTTAGGGTTTTTATGAGCAGCTATGCCTATCATTTGACGCTGTTCGTAGCCATCAGCAAACTTTACAATATTTGCATTAGGTCGGCTTGATTTTCTAAACCCTGAGTACGCTGGTGTGATTGATGGAAATGTTGCCATAATTATGCGTTAGATAAAAGCCCCCCAGCACGTTTTTGGTTTATAAGTTCGGCTTGTATTGCTGAAGCTAATATATTACCAAACTCGTTAGCCTGTCCGTCATTACCTTCGACAGAAGAACCAGAAGCATCAACATTAACAGTCACTACATTTGTAATGCTACCACCTAGTTTTTCATTAGCTGTAATCATTCCTGATCTGCTAGGAGTAAATAGTTCTGGCCCTCTTTCTCCCACCATGTAACTTCCACCAGCAGAGACAGGCCCACCATTTGCTCTTTTTATTGTAGAAATACCAAATGAACCAGCTTTTAAATTAGCCCCACTTGGAATATTAGTACCAAATGTACCAGCAGCAGGTCTAAAAGGTTTTGGGCCACCACCAAAACCACCACCAAACAGTCCTCCTAATGCATTACCTAAAAAATTACCTAATCCAGAAACGGCTTGCTGAATTGCAACCTCAATAAGTTTTCTTTTTAAGTCATTTAACACACTGATTGCAGCTTGTCCAAGAGTTTGAGTACCCATTGCGGCATCAGTAAGATTTTGTACAATTCCATCTTCGACACTTTTTCCTATTTCCATATATTTTTCTTTTAATTTTTCAGTTTGTTCTTCTTGTTTTTTCTTTGCTTCTTGAATTTTATTATTTGCTTCATCTTGTTTATCTTTTTCTTTTGTAATTTGTTTTTCTTTTTCAAGAACTTTATTTCTGCCTTCAAGTAAAGCTATATCTGCATTTACTTCATCAAGTGTTCTTTGAACACTTTCTTTTTTTCTTCCATTTGAATTACTTAGTCTTTTTTCAAGACTTTTTCTTATTTCTTCTTGCTTTTTAAGTAGTTTATTTACTTCTTCTTCAGATCCTTCATTTACAACATCATTAAATTTTTTCTGTTCTTGTCTGTGTTTTATAATCGCGGTTGTAGCAACTCCGATAGCTGTTGCAAGTGCAACAAAAGGCAAAGCATTTAAAGATATGGCTAAAGCACCTGTTGAGATAGCAAGTGCTTTTGTAGCTATCGAAGCGGTGGCTGAAGCTTTTGCAAAGGCTATAGCTCCAGCTTTAGTTGCAATAAATTTTGCTATCAAAATAGTTTTTGCGGCAGACAATAAAGTTACGGCTGCTGTAAAAGCTTTAACAGCACCAGCAATACCAACAAATATTGCTGCTGTGGTTCCTATTGGTGAATTTAAAAATTCAACAGCCGCTAAAGTTAGATTTGTAAGACCTTTGATTGCTGGCATGACAACAGGATTTAATTTTTCACCAAAAGCTCTGGCTAAATCTTCAGTTGCATTTGTTAAATTTTTAAAGACTTGAGTCGGATCTGCGGCCACTAAAGCCTTAAGTGATGATGCACCATCTGTCTCAATCTTGCGTAATGCTCTTAAAACGACATCACTTGTCAATTTACCTTCAGATGCAAACTTTTTAAGTTCACCGACTGTTACCCCTAATTCTTCAGAGATAGGGCCTAATAAGGTTGGAATTTGTTCAGATATACTTCTAAATTCATCACCTTGTAATCTTCCAGAACCTAGTGCCTGTGCTAACTGTCGAAATGCGTTAGATGCCTCTATTGATGAAGCCCCAGCTAATTTTGCTGCTGTATTAAATCCAAAAAAAGTGCTTTTAATATCTTCAACGCCAACTCCCAAAGGTTGTAATCTTGCTGTTATATCTGTTATTCCTTCAAGTGCTTCAGTTGCACTAAGGCCAAAAGCTTTCTGTGCATTAGCAGCTATCTCTTGCGACCTAGCAAAAGTGCCAGATGCTTTTGTAAGTAACTTTAAGCGGACATTTAATTTATCAAAATTAGCTGCTGTATTTACTGCCTGTCTTGCTAAAACAGTGATACCGATTCCAGCAATAGCAGTTCTTAAACCACCAAACGACTTTTGTAATGAGTTTGTTTTATTTTGTACTCCCTGTAATGCTCTAGTCGCATTGGTGGCATCTACAGTAAGTTTTACATTAGCCTGTGCCACAAATAAAAAAAGCCTTTATTATATATTACCTTGAATTGTGTTTTTGTCGTTGCATAGCTTTTCTTTCTTCGTCAAATTTATTTTCATAATAACCAGCCCAATATATAAACTCTTCTTCGGTAATAGATTTTCTTAATTCTTGCACTGTTTTTCCTAATTCTGTTGCGAGAAAAAACTCAAAATTTAACCAGTTATCTCGCTTTAATCTTTTTTTGCTGTATCTATATCAAGCTTTATATCAAACAAAAATAATTCTATTTCATTTAAAACATTTTCTGGAAGCTCTCTTTGCAAATTTGGTGCATCTGCAAGAGCAAAAGCCTTTGTGCCATCTTCTAACTCTGCCATCTGGCAAAGAAGTTGAGTTGACACTGTTAAAGCCTCATCAGTACCAGCAACACTTTGTGCTTTTTGTCTATCAAATCTTGTTAATGGTTTGAAATATAAATCAACTACTTTTTCCCCTTTAGCATTTTTAAACTCATACTTTCTCCTAGTGGACATTTGATCCCCATAGGACTCAGTAATGAGATCAACAGTTCTTTTGTTTGGCATAAATTAAGTGCGAAGTATTTTTAATTTACTATATATCTGAAGTTATTGCACCTGTTGTCTGGAATGTGACGTTGATAAGCTGTATCTCGCCAAGAGTTGCTCCATATTCGGCATTTGTAATAATCCCAGAAAAAGCTAATTTTTTTGAACTTGCTGAACTATCGGGGAACAATTCAAACAATGCATCACCAGCGTCACCTGTTGTAAGCACATCTTCAACAAATGCGAGATAATCTGTGTTACCAGCGTTGTCATAAATTAATTCTGCTGAACCTTCACCAGCAATAAGACCACCAACAAAAGTTTTTGCTGTGTTACCCATGACTGTGGTTTCCTGAGTGTCTTTAGTGATAGATAAAGACCAGTTCCTAACGCCTGATATATCAGCTTCTGTTCCAGCAGCATTATGGAACATTATTTTACCGACATCACCTTTTACAGCAGCCATAACAAAAAAAAGAAATATTTATAAATATATTAACTCTTTTCAGACTTTTTTACATCTTTTTTAGGATTTTGTTGATTCTCCATATATCTTTTACAGTTTGGATCCCAATAATTAGGGTCTCTTACACCTTTAACAGCTTCAATAGCGTCAAGCATTTCTTCTGTTATTTCAAGTTTTGGCATAATTAAAGATCCTCGTAAATTGAAAATGTAATTCTAATTTGTGTTTGAAACTTACCTTCTGGATTAGATGTGAA